AAATCAGTGATGCTGGTCATAAAAAACTAGCCGAATATATAAGGAAAATGTAAATGGCATTCTCAGGAAACTTTATGTGTACCTCTTTCAAAGTTGAAGTTTTGAAGGGTGTCCACAATTTTACCGCAGCGTCTAACGTGTTTAAGTTGGCGATGTACACCAACAGCGCAAGTTTCAATGCGGCTACCACTGCGTACACTTCTGGCAATGAGGTTAGTGGTACAAACTACACCGCTAAAGGAAATGCGGTAACTACAGTTACTCCTGTTGCGTCTGGCACAACGGCTCTTGTAGATATGGACAATGTTGTATTTAGCAACGTGTCTATTTCCGCTGTTCGCGGAGCGTTGATTTACAATGAAGCCGCTTCCGGTGATCCAACGGTATGTGTGCTTGATTTCGGTGGAGATAAAGCTGCAAGTGCGGGTGACTTTACCGTAGTGATGCCAACCGCAGACGCGAGTAACGCTATTATCCGTATCGCCTAAGTGAAGGGATAACCCATGCCATTACCTTTTTCTGGCTGGGGCCGTGGCGGTTGGAGTTCTGGCTCTTGGAATAGCTTACAAGTAGGTCAATCCGTTACGGGAGTAGCGGGTACAGGTGCCGTTGGTAGCGTAAGCACTACTAGCGGTGTTACTCAGCCTGTTACTGGGGTTAGTGGTACATCTGCGCTTAACACTGTTGTAACTGAATCTGATGGTAATCTTACGGTAATTGGCCTTAACTCTATTGGGGCAGTAGGCGCAACCACTATAATCTCAAACTCTGTACTACCTGTTACGGGTCTTTCCTCTACCGGTTCTGTGGGCGCAGCAACAGCTAGAATAGGTATTAACGCTAACATCACAAGTGGTGTGGCGGGTACTGGCGGCGTTGGCTCTGTAACCGTAACGGGCCTAGCAAATCAAACCGTTACAGGTGTAGCAGGCACTGGCTCAGTAGGTGCTACAACCTATATATTCTCGTATTCCGTTACAGGTGTGGCGGGTACTGGCGGCGTTGGCGCTGTTACCATTGAAGGTAAAGCTAACCATACCGTTACTGGAGTGGCAGGTACAGGCGCAGTAGGTACTACTACATACGTATTTAGTTATCCGGTCACAGGAGTAGTAGGCACAGGCGCTGTGGGTACTGTCAGTGTAAACCAAGCCTTTGCTGTTACGGGTGTATCTGCTACAGGAACAATAGGTGATACGTTTGTATGGGAGAAAATTAGTCCTACAAACAATCCAAACTGGGTGCCTGTAGTTGCGTAATCTGAAAAACATTGCGTCTTAACGATAGGCGCGATATAAACTAGACAACTTATTTGCTTAGGAAACTCACATGGCTAGTACATATGGAAATGATCTTCGGCTAGAAGAAATTGGCGATGGCGAACAATCTGGTACATGGGGCGCTACAACCAACACAAACCTTGAATTAATTGCAGAGGCTCTTAGCTTTGGCACCGAAGCCATTACTACCAACGCCGATACGCACACCACTACGATTGCAGATGGAGCTACCGATCCGGGTCGCTCTCTGTATTTGAAGTATACAGGAACGCTGGACAGCACCTGCACTATTACAATCGCGCCCAACTCTATTAGCAAAACATGGTATATTGAGAACGGTACAACTGGCTCTCAAAGCATTATCATCTCGCAAGGCTCTGGGGCCAATGTAACAATTCCAACAGGGCAAACTAAGGTTGTTTATTCAGATGGTGCAGGTTCTGGCGCAGCTATGGCTGAGATTGGCACGTTGGGTGTTACTAATCTGAATGTGTCTGGTGATATTACGGTAGGGGATGACCTTACTGTGACAGACGATATGACTGTTGGTGGAACTCTTGGCGTTACTGGGGTTTTAACAGGTACGTCATTAGATATTAGCGGCAATGTAGATATTGATGGCACTCTTGAAACGGACGCGCTTTCTATTAACAGTACCGCCGTTACGTCCACTGCGGCTGAATTAAATATTCTTGACGGCGTTACAGCTACAACCGCAGAACTCAACATTATGGACGGCGTTACTGCCACCACTGCTGAGTTAAACATTATGGACGGCGTTACGTCCACCACTGCCGAGTTAAACATTTTGGATGGCGTTACATCTACTACTACTGAAATAAACCAATTAGACGCTATTACTCGCGGCAGTATCCTGTATGGCAACGCTTCTGGAGCAACGGCTAGATTAGCCAAAGGTGGCGCGGCTACAGTTCTGACTTCGGACGGCACAGATATTAGTTGGGCTGCTGCGGCTGAGGGTGGTACATTCTTGCCCTATCCTAAATATCCCTCTGATTGGGGGTCACCAAGTAGCAATTACACATCGTCAGGCACTTGGTCCAAAGGTGGATTAGATGGTAGTACTACAGTCTGGATATATTTAGTTTCGGGTGGACAAGGTGGAAATTCTGGAGTGTACAGCCTTTCGGGCAATGGAGGAAGAGCCGTATTACTTTGTGGATGGGCTGATCTTTTTGATGGGGGAACGTATGTTGTTGGTGCGGGCGGTACGGGGCTTCAAGGCGGTCCAAACTTTCAAAGTGGAAATATAGGAGGCGCTAGCTCCTTTACTCTATCTAGTTCAAATGGGGGTTCTGTTTTTACAACAGGAGCAATCGAGAATGCACAAACTAATGCCGATTTTTGGTCGGGGAATAATGTAATATATTGTGGTGGCGCTCAATCAGACCTAACTAACGATCTTATGTCAAATGTTGGAGCATATACTTTCGTAGAGGGAGACCTGCCTACTGTTGGGGGGCAGCTATACAACAGATGGCAATCTCAAGGGGCATTAACCACTATAGCCGCACAATATATTGTTTTCGGAGGTGGGTCGGGGGGTACAGGCTATGGCAACGGCGCTGGTGTCCCTTCAATTAGCTTATATGCAGGTAACGGTGGAGTAAGGGGTGCCAACGGTAATGGCGTAGCTCCCGGTGGCGGTGGCGGTGGCTCAAATTCGTCATCAGATACTGCGGGAAATGGTGCAGCAGGAAGCGTAAGGGTTTATCATGTCTCATAAAATTTGGTATAACAAAACAACAGGCGATGGCGGTGTATTTGACGATACAGAAGATATGTCAAACTGGCCTGACTTTCAAGAAACGAAACCTGCATCGCCAGCTTTAACAGAGGAACAAGTGCGGACACAGCGTAACTTATTATTAGAGGCATCTGATATTATGGCGATATCCGATAGGATAACCGACGAGTGGCGCACGTACCGACAGGCACTGCGTGACGTACCCGCGCAATCTGGGTTTCCCACAAATGTAACTTGGCCCATTAAGCCTAGCTAATGCCAGATATAGATGAACGCGTCTCTGCGTTAGAAAGGGATATGGCTGCTTTGCAAACGGAAGTCAGGATACAGTTTAAAGAGGTCTTTACTAGAATAAAGCGTCTTGAGACCGTACTTATAGCTACATCTGGCGCAACCATTATTATGTTGTTAACAATTCTTAGTCGTATGGGGTAAGCATGTGGTACACGTTTTTGTTCTTATACTATATATAGGCATAGGATCAGAACGTGCGGCAATAAGTAGTGATTTATATTTTAAAAGATTAGATATATGTAATTGGTACGCTGAACACTTAGTTAGGCGCTTCGGATACCCCGAAACAAGAGATTACGGTACAGCTTACTGTGTACCTAAATCAGTCGATCCTAGTAAGGTGAAGGTTTATGATTGACCCTGTAACAGCATTTGCAGCAGCTAACGCAGCCTTCAAAGGCGTAAAAATGTTAGTCGGCGCTGGTCGTGAGATGCAGGACGTTAGCAAGCAGCTTGGGCAGTGGTACTGCGCTGTTGCAGATATTTCCAAAGCAGAAACACAGCGTAAGAACCCAACATGGTTGGATAAGAAAACACACGGGACCGATAACATAGAGCAAGAAGCTATGGATATCGTGATCCGCAAGAAAACCCTGCTTGAAAAAGAAAAAGAGATTAAATTCATGTTGGACTACAGGTTTGGCTTGGGGACTTATGATGAGATGCTGGGTATGCGCCGTAAGATACGTGCTGAACGAGAAGAGACCGTATATCGTGCTATGGAAGCCAAGCGTCAAATACAGAATAACATGGCTATAGGTGGGTTAAGTTTGGGTATATTGTGTATGTTAGGT